CACAGACACACCAAGTTTAGAAATGCTCTGGCCAACTATTTCTCCACCACGTGCTGCCGGTGCAGTTCCAACTGCTCTGGACGCTAATTGCTTTCTTTGATATTCGTTTATTCTTCCCATAACACTCCTATAAAGTTAAACTAGCAGTAGCCCCAAGAATACCGCCCACTAAGGCGGCCCGACCTTGATCCTGCGTACGTCTTGCTGTTCTCGTAGCCAAGTCTCTAACTGCCGCGCCCCTTGTTCTAGTAGCGGACGCTTCCGCCTGCGCGAACTTCCTGGTTTGCCCCAAAGTAACAAGAACAGATCCCGCAACTTGTACCCCCGACCCAATGTATTGTAAAGATTGAGCCGCAGCAAATCTCTGCCCCTCCTCTACAATAATATTTGCAGTCCTTATTGCCTCTCTATAGATAATCTCACCTTCAACTCTTAAATCAGAGGCCAAGGCATTGGCCGCTCTAAAAGTCGCCACCCCTGTATAAATACTACCAATAGCACTTATACTTCCACCTAAACTGGGCGCCTTAAATATACTCTGTGCCATATTAAGTCTCCTGACTAACTTCCATATCTAACACCATTGAATTCAAAGTGCAGGGGTATGGGACGGTTTGTATAATCCACATAGTTCTTTGCGCAGCATAATTATCAAAGCCAGGTTGTTCTTTTACCCCATTAAAAAGAAAAGTAGGACGATCAGTATATTGAGGCCCCTGACGAAACCCAATCCTTTGCATATTATAAGGATCAGTTCCATAAGACACTCCTAAAGAATTCCGAAACATCAGTTTTATCTTATCAACTGACTTAAATTTACCCGGGGTAATTCCTGTAGATAATAATAATTCTAAAGGCATTGACTGCACTCGGCCAAAATAAAACATCCCAACTATCGCGTAGGTGGCCTGATTAGCCAAAGTAATCGAGCCATTAGTAACCACTCTATCTGGATGGATTCCTCCGTCTGCTACAATAGATACTGTCTCACCTTCTAAATGATCAAGACCACTCACCGTATCCTGTGTGAGATACCAATTACCACTCGCTATGGTGTCTGTACTTTCAAACTCCTGAAGTATCTCACATTTTACTTCTGTCTCGGATACATATTCAATAATTTTCGCGATCCCCTGTTCCGTACCCGTAACATATTTGACCTGTATTTTACGAAGTAAATCAGTGCTTTGAAATAGAGAAATATCAGAAACAAAAGATACATCGTCCCCGCTTACAGCTGCCGGAGTTATGGTAGCCGTCTGTGTAGTATCAAGAGACAAAGAGCTATCTAAATGGACCTGACGTTTCTGAGCAAAAAACATTAGATTTCTATACTTGGAATCATCTGTTTCTTTATCTGTAGAGGTAGTCCCGGTATAGTATTCTTCTCGCTCGGGTATGCGGGGATTTTTAGCAAGATACTCCACATATCTCCGGGTAACTCCGTCAATCGTACGTTCAACCGCAATCCAAATTCGATCTCGATTATCCTCTTGAGGTTGAGCTGCTACAGTCAACACCTCCCCCCCACCTCCCATTAAATGCTCATTCCATGCAGAAACACTCTCAATATCGCTATATACAAAAGATAAAAGACGTCCGTCATTCATAGCGGCCCAAACCTGATTAGGATTGCCCTGTTGATACGTCAACTGTTTTACCCCGTTCCTGGTAATCTCATCAGATTGAATAGTCTCATCTTCAGACTTAAACCCATCACTAAGTAATGTGTATTTAAAACTATACACGACCTCGCCACCTCGTTGAACATAAATTATATCTGTGCCAAAATTAACAGGCATTATATCCGCCACACCAAAGTTATCTACAGGAAAAGATTCAATCGCAGTTCCAGATATAGGCACAGAGTCTGATCCTCCATTTACTTTCAGCATGCCCGCATAAGTACCTGCGGCCAGAAACTGTCGGGTACCCATAAAAAATCGAATTCTATCAACAGATGAAGTAGAAGCAGATGTTAGAGCATATGACGCACCATCATCTGAATTAGGACCCACAGTAAAATCTTCATATCGAGAAGATCCGTCTGTTGGATCCGGACTCTTAGATCCAAACAATAAATCAGGATCGTTTGTACTACCCCCATGAAAAACACGACCACCATAAAAACCAACCGTAGCCGGTGCATTCCCATCTAAAAGCGCAACACCTCCAGAAGTGTAAGCCGTGAATCCTAAAGTATCAACTCCGATAGTAAAGGTAGTGGGGCCAACTACTGTAATCGTATAGATGTTATGATTAACTTCTGTCATTCCGGATACATCTTCAATCAATATACTGTCTCCGGTTATAAATCCATGAGCCACATCCGTTGTAACTTGGCCCGGATTAGCCTGGGATATGGCTGTAATAGTTGCTTGCTCAAAAGGATCAGATACTCTTGTATATGTAGTAAGAGTCCAAGTACCATCCCCAAAACGTGTTAATTTCCGGGGGGCATAACTAGGATGATCGATATACATAATATCTGCTTTTTGAGCAAACTTTAACTGAGGAAGATCTGCTGTCAAATATGGAGAGGCAATTTCATAAACTCGAGCTACAGTCCCCCCTCCTATATACGCACTAAAAGCTGTAGTATCTACCACATTCCCATCTTGATCAGTCATTGTGAATGTATCCCCAGCTGCTACTGTAAATACAGTATGTATATTGTCTAACTCGGGAGTAACCAAAGCGCTTGCCGTGTGTAAAAACGCCTTATACTTAAATGTCCCTGCGGCCCCAAGAGCTGCAATATTCGTATCGACTGTTGCCGCAGTATTGCTCTGCGCATAAGTCCCGTTACTTGCTACCCAAGCTGCGCCATTCCAATAAAGATAATTAGCCCCATCATCTATAGAAACAATATATTGAATTTCAGTATTGGCGGGTTTTGTTGCTATCTCTGTGAAGCCCGATAAAGCAGCGGTAAAAGGAAAGCCCTCGTCTGATTCGATCGTGGGATCTGTAAGAGGATAATCGGGAGGGGGCGCTCCGGTAGTTAATATCGCACTGCCCGCAGTAACCGTTATATCCGCGCCATAAGTATAGTTTGCTGGGTTAGAATACACCCAATTTTTTTCAGAAATACTGCCAGCCCCAGAAACCGTAACCAGGAAGAACTGATCGTTAAGTTCTGTCATACCGATACAGCCCGTTATAAAAATCTCGTCCCCAAGTACAAAATCATGCCCTACCGCAGTAACAATACCTGGATCAGCCTGTGTAACCCTGGTTATAGAAAAAGAATCCTCAGTTAAAACGCCTGCATTAGACCCGTCAGCATTACTGGTAAATATACGCATATACTGATCCGTAAAAGAAAGTACATACGCCTCATCATCAGCGAATGTAAAAGGAATAAAATGTGCAATATTATTACGGCGAGTAGTTCTGGAGAGAATAAAGCCCGGACGATATTCTGTCGGGCCGTGAAGAAGGGTCAAAAAATTTTCCCCAACTAAAACACCACTCTTATATAGATCTAAATTAGGGCGGTCTTTTAGTTTTGGAGTTAAAACACCATGTCTGAAATCATAAATAGGTAGGTTAAGTTCGGCCATTTTGCCCCGCAAACAAACCAGATGTGCGAGAGCCACCATAAATACGCCGGCCTTGAAGCATCTTACTCTTCCTAAACGCCACTGGAGGGTTGGCCTTCCCGTTCTTAGCCTTAGCTTTCAGTTCTGCCGTCTTTAAGCCCGCAGTAACTCTAGCCAAAAGATTCACATTCCCGGTTAATTTGAAAAGAATTTTTTCTGCTATAGCAGAAGCTAAATAAAATTTAAAGGAAGGACTAAATTTAACTACTTGAATTACATCAGCCGTATAGCCGATCTGTAACGAAGCAGCTCCATTATTGTCCATATAGATGCTGCCATTCTCGATAACATAGTTCCACTGTGAAAGAGGGAAATCCCAATATTTAATAAAACTTAAGGATAAGTAATCGTTAGGAAGGACGTATGCGTCATCAAAACCAAAAGCCGGAGCCGCCGCATTGAGAGGAATAGCCCCTCTTGTTGTAGCAAAATTCCAGGGAAAACTTTCAAGTGCCTCCTGCCGCACATCATCATACCACCGATTTGCTACGACAGCAGCCTTACTGTCCCCTGGTACTTCAACATTGTTAATATTCTCAGTCTTAATTATATCCAAGGATAAATTAACGATGTCTGTTTTTGAATTTGATACAGCCATAATGTCTCCTTTTTACGGAGGGAAGCAGGGGGACGCGTGAATCCCCCTGCCCAACATGACATCAGACATTCTCCCTCGGATCTAATTACGATGCGTATTCTCTACGAACTAGATGCAGACGCACAATAAAACTACCAGTAGCCGTAGCCGCCTGGTTTATTGTAAGGGCCAAAACATAAGCCTGTCTTTCGCTAGAAACATCGCTCGCCAAAGTATAAAGTGCTGCATTTTGGTTTGCAATCGTAACCGCGGAAATAGGACTTAGGCCCGCACCCGGAGCCAATGCACTAGAAAGGTCTCCGCCGTCCACAAGCGCATCGACATCAATAACCGCACCACCGTGTTCTTCAGTCTCATAGAGACCAAGATCAGCGTCATTAACACTTGTAATCGCGTCACAAGTAATTTCGCCGCCCATTGGGATGTAGTTAGAGGGAATCTCTGCTAGTCTATAGATAGAGGCGATACTATTACCGTTGGTAATAGTGCCTTTCGCAACTAATATAAGACTATCTGCACCAGAAGCCGCCACTGCGTCGACTGGCGTGTTATCTGTTGATTTATATACTGTTAAGTCAACTACTGCCATTGTATAATCCTCCTATTTTAATTAAATAAATTTATACAGTAATATAGGTTACAGTCACAATAAGACTGGTACCCGTAGTAGCATCGCTGCCGGTCTTTGTGATAACAAGTGCTTCGCTAACAGTAAGACCTTCACCAACACCTACACCAAGAGTTACTCCAACTGTATTCTTGGATATTACAGCATTATCGTCCATGTTATTTCTCGGGATGGAACAAACATTAACTGTCGCACTAGCATCTTCCAATTCACAAGATGTTAGCCCCAAGAAATTTCCATCACATGTTACGTTGAAATCAAGGACAATAATTTGACTACCACCAACTGCTGAAACAATAGTTTTTCCAGCATTTAATTCAGCGAGTGAAACACTGACTCGCGCTGAAAGAGTATTGCCAGTACCAGTAGCCCCAGTCGCGCCCGTTGCTCCGGTTGCGCCCGTAGCCCCTGTGGCTCCTGTTGTTCCTGCCGTTCCCTGAGCGCCAGTTGCGCCTGTCGCTCCAGTAGCCGCTGTTGCTCCAGTAGCTCCTGTTGCTCCAGTAGCTCCTGTTGCTCCAGTTGCTCCTGTTGCTCCAGTAGCTCCTGTTGCCCCAGTTGCGCCTGTCGCTCCCGTTGCTCCAGTAGGGCCGGTTGGTGCGCCCGCGGCTCCAGTAGCTCCCGTTGCTCCAGTAGCTCCTGTTGCTCCAGTTGCGCCTGTTCCTCCAGTAGCTCCTGTTCCTCCGGTTGCGCCTGTTGCTCCAGTCGCACCCGTTGCTCCGGTTGCGGATCCAGTTGCTCCAGTTGCTCCAGTTGCTCCAGTTGCTCCGGTTGCGCCTGTTGCCCCAGTTGCTCCAGTTGCTCCTGTCGCGCCTGTTGCTGCTGTCGCACCGGTTGCTCCAGTTGCTCCTGATGCTCCAGTTGCTCCAGTAGCTCCTGTTGCTCCAGTAGCTCCAGTAGCTCCAGTTGCTCCAGTTGCTGCTGTCGCGCCCGTTGCTCCGGTTGCGCCTGTAGCCCCTGTTGCTCCTGTCGCGCCTGTCGCGCCCGTTGCTCCACTACCTACAAGATCAATAATATCCTGGAGAGTCCGAGTTACTGGATTCTCAGCATCCGATACATCAATCAAAACAAACTTATCTCCAGCAACCGCTGCATCATCCCCAGCCGAAAGCTCCGACGTTTTCTTAAAAGTCAGATCATATCTTTTATCGCTTCCCATTGCTTATCTCCTTGTGTTCTTGGTTAAAAAAATTGGGTAGCGGGAACTACCCCGCTACCCTATGTTAGATCCTAATAAAAAACTGCTGGATCCTTAACGGTTGTCTGAAACTTAATGACATTGTTACCGTTCGTTCTAACCGCGCCAGCTGTCAGAGTAAGTCTCAACCTTATGGTAGAGATCTTAGTTTCTGAGAGAGGTATGATCTCAAAATTGATACCGTCAGAAGCCATACCATAAATCATAGCACTGTTCGCCAAAGCGAGACAATCCCTTACAGCAGCAGCTTCGTTAAGCATCTTGCCAGTGGCAGCCTGTGCACCAAAGGTGACATTCTGCATACCTAACTGACGGCCAAAACCGGATTCATTCCCGGCCCCCATAGCATTAGAAGGATACACCTGTTGAAACTGCCAAGAGGTAAGCTGAGTAATGCCGCCCATGTCATACTGTTCATCTTCCGTAATGACAAACTTGACATTATTCATGCCAGTTGGCGAAACAACTTCTGTCCCTGTAAATCTATGGTTAATCTTCCTGAGAAGATCGATAGTAACACCACCCGTTGCATCAATCGTGATACCGCCATCATTAGCGAATGATAATTCAGTAGTACCATATTCCCCGTAATACACACTCGCAACTGCCGCATCAATACCCACCTTATCAAGAAAACGAAAAGAAGCGTTCATCATTTCGTTTGTAATAAGGGCAGACGGATTTGAAGATGTGGTCTTACGAAACCAATGCTCATCGTAATCCACCTCTATGATCATTCTGTCAGTATCAAGTTTCCTGCGGAAGTAATTTGCAGCAACACCCTCGGATGGGGCATTATAAGAATTGTCTATCCTGTAATCGACCGGTGCGATACCGTCGATATACATTTGCTTCCCCTCTACAGTAACTTCAGCGAAACCCCCAAAAAGACGAGTCTCCCTCTGCTGAGGAATCTTAAGAAGATTACCTAAGTAATCATCCTTTAAGACTGTTTCAACGCCCGCGTAATCATCTCTAGCCATCTTGTTTCCTCCTTAATTAGGTTAGTCAATAAATATTTTACGTCTATTAACGATCCCCATTTAGGAAGGACGGTTTATGGCCGATACCCTTTCCATCTATGGACGTGTCATAGTTTCTACTATAATTATATCCTATATTCTATCGTTTGTCAACCTTTGAGGTAAATTTTCCGTTTTTATTCCAATGTATCTTTCCTACTTTAAGCTCCCCAATCCTCGCCTGCCTAACATTATCACTAAGTTCTATATATCTGCAATTTTCAAAAGTATAATCTTTTGTAGAATCAATTCGATCAATAGACGGCCTCTTTAACTCATATGCCCGATCTCTATACCACAAAATCTTAAGTTCTCGACACGTTATGTAATTCCGAACATTTTCATAAGCCGAGTCTCTACCAGTTCCACATCTATCTCTAATATACCCAAAAGTTTTTTCCCAGGGTACTTTTAGATTCCACTTGGTAATAAATTTATTCTCCTGCCGATAAACCTCTAATTCTTTTTTTCTTTGTATATGTTCTAAATAATCAGTTTCAGTTTTAAAACGCGCCTTTACTTTTATCTTTTGTTTCCGTGCTTCTTGTTCCCTCTTTACCTCATTACGACAAGACTGACACCGAGGACGGCAACCGTCTTTAGCTTTTGCGTCCTTATGAAAACAATATAGAGGTAGTCTACGACCACAACAATTACAGATTTTCATAAATCCTCCTTTACCGTCCGTTTATCGGACACTAAAGAAGTATACCCCGTATCTTAACCAATGTCAAATTATTTATGCAAATAAGTTTACGCCTTTATCTTTAGCTTGCGTACCAATCTTCTGCATTTGTAGATTTAAGTTCACTAATTTCATCTTTTTAATATGAGGAGGCATTTTCTCATCTGTTTTAATAGCAACCTTTTGCTGAGATAATGTCTGAAAATCAGCTTTCAAATCCCCAGACAACCGCCGAGCTCCATCAGGCCCAATAATTACCTTATTCTCGCCGGTATATTTATCGTGGATATTCTTGCTTAATACCATTAAAGGTAACAACTCCTCATTACTCATGCTCTCGATCTTAGATACCAAATGCGCTTTGTCTCCAAGAGATTCCCGTAAAACTGAGTTAAAAGCACTTATAGTATCAGCCCTATTTTCACCCAAAACCTGAGTAGCCAATTTCTGAAAATCAACCTCTCTCTTTGCCGCTGCCTCGATCATAGGTTTTTGCATATCATAAACAAGCGTTTCATACTTGGTCACAATACGCTCTCCAATCTCTTTAGAGATACCCTCATCATAAAAAATCTTCTTCATACCATGATCAAGTTCAACATTTCTTTTGACATCTTTTAGCGCTTCAGAACTCTTAAATTCATATCCCTCGGGATTCCCGGGGCGGCCCATTCGTGTATGAAACTCGTTAATCTCTTCTGGAGTAGCGTTATCCCCAGGTAAAATAACCTTATTTTTACCCAGTAACTTCTGTGCGCCCGCCATCTTCGTCCAGAGATCCTCCATATTTTTTACTTCTTTAGTCCAAGGCTCATTAACAAATTTCTCTGGAACTTGAAATGTCTTTAACCGTGGATCCTTTGCCCCTGTTGCTCCCGTTGCTCCAGTAGCCCCCGTTGCTCCTGTTGTTCCTCTTCCCCCTGTTGCTCCTGTGGCCGCCGCTCCTGTAGCTCCCGTCATGCTGTTACCTTCCTTTCGTTATTTTTCCCAGATATGTCGTTCTAATCTTTTAATTGTATCGGAAGTGAGATTAATCCTAATCGTCTCCCAAACACCTTTGGCCCCCAGAGTAACTAATGTGTCATTCAAAGAAATAACACTATCCCTACCTCGCCGAATAGAAGAGGTATCACCACCACACAATAAAAAAAGATACCGCAATACCTTCTCCCCGCCGGCGGTAGTCGCCACATCTTCAAGTGCTTTACGTAGTTCTTGAGTCTTCTGCTCAAACTCTTCTTTTTGGCGTTTCTGCTTTTTCTCAATTCCTTCGCGGCTAAAAACCTTTTTCACGCCTTCTTTTTCTTCTTCGGTCATATTCTATGTGCCTCCTCCCGTATCAGATAAAGTTTTTATGGCACCACTACGCGCCGCAGCCGCCTGCGCATTAGCCTGATTTGCCGCAGCCACTTTCGCTTGCACTTCTACTTTGGCTATCTCTAATTGTGCTTTAGCCCTGGATTCTCTTATAGCCTTTCTCTGTTCAAGAGAACGCGTAACAATAGAATCCGTAGCAGTAAGCTCTTTTAGTTTCTGCGCGGTACCGTCTGGATCAATGACATCAACAAAATCTGGGCTAATTGCCCCCGCCTCACCCATAACCGACAAAAACTTTAAGGTACTGTTCAGTTCCTCGTTATTCATAATCCTGGCCGCAGGAGAAATAAACTGAATATCATACCAATCAACTCCGTTTATCTGAGCAGCCAAAACTTCAGGTGGTATCTGAAAAGGAGTAATACCACTAGCCCTAAGAGCTATTACTTCAGGATCATCTTTATCTTCAATATTCGCCACACCCAAAAGTCCCATGCCAAAAAGAATATCAATCGATCTAGTAAGAGACTCAGTAAGAAAAGCCATAATCTGAGTAAATATCGGTGTTAAAGAATCCGACCGAATCTGATCCCTCATTACCGCCTCACCCAAAGTCATGCGTTGTTTCGCATTAAGATCATACAACTTATCAAGAAGAAAATAACCCGCCACCTCTTCTTTAAGCCCAACATACCATTCATAAATAACTCGAAGATCTCCAATTTCATAAAGAGCAAATATTGGTTTTTCTGTAGGTACACTCCCTGCCACATTAAATACATTCAATGCGCCAGCAGATAAATCAACTGCCAAACCAGCTAAAGAGCCATTATCATACATGCCCAAAGCTGGTTGCGCTGTCAATTCACCACCTATTGCTAAAATCTCTGAAGCAATATTTACCTGAACTACAGTAGGTAACGCATCCATCCCCGGACCGCGACCGTAAGATTCATATTCCAATTTATCATGAAACAAAACCTTAAGAGGTAAAGATTCATACCCCCCTTCTTCCAGATATATTTCTTGGTTAGGCATAAAGAGATCTGCTGAGAAAGGCATCCCTAATTTCCCAAGAGTAGCCTTTCTTTCTCCAATAGGTCTCGGCCGTATAGCTTCAGTCATAACAAATCGCTGAAGATGATCGTTGTTTTGAATAGCTTGTTTAACCGACTCTCCAGCAAGAGGCCCGTATCTATCCCATAATTCATCTGCTGATAAATTATAATCTATAAACAATTCTTTTATTTCCCCTTCTTTGTTGTACCCAATATAGAAAGATAAAATAGATTTGTTATAGTATTTCAACGGAGTCTCATAACTTCCTTTCTGAGTCACCATTCCCGAAGTCCCGTAAACAACAGATTCAAGTATGGTCTTAAAAAGAGAAGTTGTAAGTCTGGATTTGGGCCGCTCCATATAAATAGCTGTATCATCGCTGATACGCTTAAAATAATCTTTAATAGCTTGCGTATCAGGAAGATGTTTTGAAGGGATAATTCTAAAAGTACCACTCTCATCTTTCCATACCATCCCCATAAGAGCAGACGCCATTAATTTTGCGGCCTTACCTCCTACATTGTCGTTTATATTACCGTCGTTCTCAAACTGCCCCTGGATAATCTGAGGAGTATATGTTTGATAACTTTGTTTAATTTGATAATAATACTGACTCAACTGAGCGTATTGATTATTAAAATTAATCTTTGCCGTCTGATAACCGACACGCGCACGTTTTAGTTTTTCTAGTTTTGTACCGCCCGCTATTGGTTTGTCTGCCACGGTTGGCCTCCTATCTCAATTTCGCGCCGGTAGTTGTTGGATCGCTGTCGAGGCCCGTAGGCGAAGTAAATAAGACCCCAGATCTAAAAGCTCTTTTCTTTGCCGCAGTTGACGCTTCAGCCGCAGTAATTGCACCTGTTCCTTCTGAGGCCGCTGACGATATTCTACCGTCAATACCCTCACTTGGGCTATCAAAACCACCACCCGCTGCAAAAGCTGCTGTACCAATTCCAGCTCCTATAGCCGTAGCCCCAACACCAATGCCAAAAGCTGTAGCGGCTGACCCACCTAACGCTAACCCTATACTTGTAAATACTGGCATAATCTACCCCCTTTTAGTTAAGTTCTTTCAAAAACCGCGTTTCCATAACCTGAAAACCCAATCTTTCATAAAATCTTTTTAATTTCTCCGCTTTCAAATTCTCCATACAACACATTGTAATCCTTTTAATGTTATATTTCAAACACCATTGTTCTACATAACGCATTAATTTTATTCCGTATTTCCGATGTTCTTTATCTACATACCAAAGAACTTCTTCGTATACAGGTAACTTACTACAAAAATCATTCACAATATGACCAGCCAAAATACCAACTACTTTATTATCAACGACTGCAACAAAACTCGTCTTAAGTACCTTGTTGAAAGTTTCCTTCAGCTGTTCCGGGTCTAAATATGTGCCATACTCTGATAGAGACTCTTCAGCGAAATCAGCAATCAATTCCATCGCTGGCGCATAATCTCCTTCTGTCCCGGGCCGTATTTCCATCTTACCTCTTTATATAAAGTTCACTGGGTTTCTCATGTTTAACAAAAGACTGTGATAATCTTCGAGACTTAAAAGGGCTGCGCGCTCGTACTGTATCGGGAGAGGCCACACCCAACCGACCCTCCATTTTTGCCTGAACAGGAAACGCAAACGTCAACGCTGCCGCATCACTTATGTCCGGCGATATTCCTTCATTCTCTTTCTTGATCTTTTCTTTAGAAGGTAGTGCCAGTAATCCTCGCGATGTAGTTATCTCAAATCCTGGTATCATTAACAGGTCTCTTACAAATATCTCTTCATCTGGGATACTGACACCCCCTTCTTCAAACCAAGTTTTCATAAAACCATACATCTGTGCGCGCTTATTCAAATAAAGTTCAGGCATAAGGGGCTCTGATCCAAAAGCTACTGCTAAAGTTTTAGCCCCGTATTTCATTTCTACCAGTCTATCACGACACCCATATCCATACGCTACATCTAAAAATACCATATCAAGGCCCAACATGTCAATCTTCCGCGCAATAATTCCTGCCAAGCGCATAGGTCTTACTGGATCCTTAAACACTTCATACTCAACTATACGCCGGCCTTGTCTCACAACAAGAACAGTGCGATCAGATCCTTCACCACTTCCGTCTACTCCCATAACCATAGGTGCAAGACTATCCAGATACGCACGACACTTCCGCGCTGTCTCAACAAGTTCAGGTTTAAGAAGCGTATTGCCTGTAGATTGAAATGCCTCCGCCAAACAACAAGGATACTCTTGTAAGAATTTCCATAAATCATTGTTATACTCATCTTCCAATTTACGCCGGCGCCAAAAAATTTGGGCTATATTAAGACCATAAAGATCCATGAGTTCAAATTCTTTAGTAGTAGGCTTAAATCGGGCGGGAGGGGTTTCACGGTATTCCTTCTGGATATACCAGGGAATGAAAAGAGTTCTGTATCTAGTCAACGCATTGGGGTCTGTGCCCCTCATGCACAAATTATAAAACATGTTGCGCACGCCATTAGCCGTGGACTCCATGACAATTTCTGTATTTGGATCCGTCGCAACTCCCTGCATCAATCCTGTCGAAAGATCATCGGTATTACTATAAAAGGCCGCTTCTGAAAGATGCAGCAACTGAGGATTCATACTACGACCAACCTCCTTGGCCCCCGCGGTACCCAGTGCGTATTCTGAATCGATCTTACCGAATTTTAATTCTTTTTTGTTAGATCGCTCTATACCGGGACGCAGGGGGTCAGGAAGGTTGTTATACATTCTCTTCACCATATCAAACAAATAGTCCGTAGACTTTGTCATATGGGCTAATATAAAAACGCTGATTCCAAGATTAAGAGTCGCTTTATGCAAAAACCGCGCGGCTGTATAAGTGCTGACGCCCTGCTGACGTCCCTTAACTACACAAATTCTTACAAGCTGGCCAGCCTTTTTAATGTCCTCAATAAAATTGTGAAGTAACATCTGAGCTTCATTAAAGATCAACGGAATTGACCGGCCACCACTCTTAGGTCTGATACGAACAAACCGCTTAGAATACTCTGGTAGATTTTCCCGAAGATGTGCAACCTTTAAAGAAACCTTGTCCATCTATACCGCCTTTTTCTATTTATTTTTTCTTCCCCCGCCCAAACCGCGACCCCTGCCATTACCGTTGCCCCGGCCCAGGCCATGATTCATCTGG